TGGTCTTGCGCAGGCGGGCGGCAAGCTCTTCAGCGCCCGGCCAGTCCATGTTCTTCACGAACAGGTCGCCGGCCACGGCCCACAACTGCGGCGAGCCCTGCAGAATCTGCGACATGGCATCCATCGCTTCCTGCCGCTTGGTCAGGTACGACGGGCCAGTGGTCACCACGACGTCGTACTTGCCGACGCTGGGGTTGTAGATCTTCTCAATCACCACGCCGGCCTGATCGCGCACCTCACGCACCGGCTCGGGCTGCATCGGGTCGATGCGGGCCATCTTGGTCTCGCCGTCGATGCCGATGATCCGGGCGATGCGCTGGGTGTCGTAGATCTTCGGGATCAGGTCCACGATCTGCCGCGTGCTGTACCGAATTGCCCGCGCCAGGTTGTCCACGAAGTGGTACGTGCCCGTGTCACCCTGCCGCTCGCGGGCCAGAATGGCTCGGCCGCTGCGCTCGTTGCTGGTGGCGCCGATGCTGCTGTCGTACTGCCCGGTGGTGGCCTTGATGTCGTCCGCAGCGCCCATCTTGGCTGCGATCAGGCCTTGCTGGGCCATGGGCGGTTGCGCACGCTGCGGCAGCGGCAGGATGGAGCCGTTGCCGTCAGTGACGTCGGGGTTGACCTCCAGGTAGGGCCAGTTCTGCGTGTTGGCGGTTTTCCACTGGGTCTCGTAGCCCTCGAACTGCCCGCCGTAGCCGATGAACGGAGCCTTGGGCGCCAGCGCAAGCATCTCGGCTTCCTGCGACACCCAATAGTTGTACATGCGCTGCGCGTCCTTGGCGTTGCGCACCAACCCGCTCACCAGAATCTGGCCATCGACCTCGAATTCGTTGCCGATCACCCGGATCACGGGAATCCACCGGCCCGCCCAGTCCTGCTCTTCGAGGATTTCGTAGCCGTTGGTCTTCATCCACTTGACCTGCGGCACCTGAGCCATGCGCGAGCGCACCGGCATCAGGCCCATGGCCTGCATCTGCCGGTCTTCGGGCTCACCTTCCTGCAGCGTGACGTTGCCCGGGTACAGGTTGAGTTTGACGCGCTTGTACTCGACGTAGAAATACTCCGCAATCCGCACCGTGTTCTGCGTCACCCACTGCGCGGTGGCCGAGTCACCAGTGCCCTGATCCATCAGCGCGGTGATCGGCGTGGCGTCGGGAAACAGGCGCTCGTACTCGTCGCGCGTCATGTCCTGCGTGATGAAGCACCACTTGGCATCCGACCCGCAGGGGTCTTGGATGGTCGGGTCCATGTACACGCTGAACGAGTTGCGGATGCGCTCGATCTTGATGTCCTGATCAAACGTGTTCTCGTCGCAGTACTCCGTCAGCAGGCGCCAATAGCCCTCGCCAAGCGTGACTTGGTTTTCGCAGGCGGTGTCGTACGCAACGTCCGCGTCGGACATGTACTCGATGTGCCGCACCACGCCGTCGTAGATCTCGGCAACCTGCGGGTCAGCGCGGTCGTCGGCAGGAATGACCTTGCCGCTGGGCCGGTTCTGGCGCTGGTCGTTGGTAACCTGGCGCACATGCTGCGGAAGTTTGTTGATCGTCAGGCAGGGCCTGGCGTTGATCGTCTGCCCCTGCACGTTGCCGCGTGTAGCCAGCACGTTGCTCGGCCACTGCCAGTTGTTGTCCGGGCTGCCGGCCATGAACCTCAGATCGTCAAGCTCGTCATTGCGCGACGAACTCAGTGCGCCAAGCGCCATCTGCAGGCGCTCCCGCATGGTGGCTAGGGCGTCTTTCTGGGCGGTTTTTCGGGCCATGGCGGGTGCGGTGCCGGGGTGGATGCCGGGGTGGGTGCCGGGGTGGGTGCCGGCAGGTTACTTCTTGCCCTTTGAGGGCGCTTTGGCGGCTCGCTGCGTGCTGTACGCTACCGCGACCGCCTGCTTCTGCGGCTTGCCGTGGGCCATTTCGGTCTTGACGTTCTTGCGGAACGCCTCTTTGGACGCGGATTTCACCAGAGGCATGTCATTTCCCCTTCGGTTTGGCCGTCTTGGCCGACTCGCGGAACGCCTTGGCGGTGGGCGCGCCTGCAGCGCCCGGTTTGCGCATTTTCTCACCGCTGCCGGCAGCAATGCGCTCGCGCTTGGCGTGGATGTTGGCGTAAAGGCCTGGTTTTTGCGGCATGATCAGCACTTCCAGCGTTTAAGAGCAGCCTTGGCTCGCTCGCCGTTCTCGGCCTTCGCGGCGACGCCGCCCATGCGGGCGCAAAACGACGCTTTTCGGCCCTTATCGGCCTCAGTCTTCGGATTCGGCGCCGGCGCCTTCAGATTACTGCCGGTTTCGCGGTTGTACTTTTCGCGGCCCTTGGCCGTCAGGCCAGCGCCCTGCTTCGTGGGCAGCTTTTCGCCTCGACCAACGCTCAGAGACACCGATTTTGCCATCTTCAGCCCTCAGTGAGCCATCCAACCAGCCGTCTGCGAACCGGCGTGAGCCGTCACCACCCGGTGCTGGCTGCGGGGATTGTACTCCCTGTGAGCCACCGGGAACGCAAACGTTACCGCCAATGCGTCAGCAGCGTCAGGCGAGGCCAGGCCGCGGGCTTTCATCTGCTCCTTCGTCTCCAGCGCAATCGCGCCAGACGAGTTCGGCTTCGTGCGCGGGCCGCACAGGTCTTTCTTCAGGTTTCTGTCGTCCTTCAAGGACGCCGTGCGCAGCCACTGCTTCATCGCGCCCCATATCTCTGCCCGCTTGTTCTGGTACGCCTTCTGATCCTTGGCCTTCCAGCCGAAATTCACCCCGCGCACCTTATACCGCTGCTCCAGCAGTCTGTCCAGCACGCCCGCGCCGAGCCCGCCCTCGTCAATCACCGTCAGCGCCGGCTGGAAATCCTCGATAGCCTCAATCACGTGCCCGACCACCGTCATTGTGTCATCGCCCCGGAACCGTCGCACTTCGAGCAAATCCCGGCCTTTCCTGATCACGATAATCGTCGCATCTGCCCCAAACCGCGCCGGGTCCACGCCAACCACCACAGGCGCGTCCGGGTCGCGCATCGGCGGCCGCTTCGCGGCTTCTTCCACCAGCCCCAGCGGGATGAACTGGTATTCGTCCGCGCCGGGGAACTCGCCGTACACCTCAACCATCGCCTGCGGCGAGTCCTCGCCGTATTCGTCAATGATCGTCTGGTACACGCCTTTGTCCGTGTCTTCCACCGTTCTGGCGTCAATGTTCTGCGTGTTCCAAAACGCCCGCTTGGCGTTAAAACACTCAAAAAAATACCCCGAGTTCCGCCGTGGGTTACTGAACGCGCACCAGAATCTGTGCGGCGTGTTCTCCGTGAAAAACCCCGCAGCCACAGACCAAATCGAGTCCGGGATACCGCTGGCTTCGTCAAACACCACCATCATGCCGTCGTCGTTGTGCGCACCAGCATACGCATCGGGGTTCTCGTCGCTCCAGAGCTTGCCCTCCGCGCCCCAGTACCGCGTACCCTTCTTCAGGTCGCGCTCCACCAGTTCGGTGAGCCACTTCGCCGGCACGATGCGCGTCGCGCTGATCTCGAACCAGTGCGAGTTCATCAGCATCGCCAGCCACTTCGTGATCTCGGCCCAGGTCACGCTGCGGAGCTGCGCCTCTGAGTTCGCTGAGACGATCACGCTCGCGCCAATCCGCGTGGAGAGCATCCAGAGCACCAGCCAACTGACCAGCGCCGACTTACCAATCCCCCGCCCCGAAGCCACCGCCAGGCGAAATACCTCGTACATATCCCGCGTGCCGTTCGCCTCGATGTGAGCCTTTATCTTCCGCAGTATTTCCCGCTGCCATTTTCGCGGCCCGCTGCGCTTTTCCAGCGGCGTGCCCTTCTCGCCCCAGGGAAACACGAACATCACAAACGCTTCGGGGTCGTCGCGGAGCTTCGCGCTCCACAGGCGACTCATCAGCGCCTGTTCTTCCTGCGGGGTGTATTTCGTGGTCTGCATTTATATCGTCAGCGGCTCATATCGGCTCATACCGGGCCCATTTCCGCCAGTGCCTGCGGCGCCAGCCGGGGCCGTATTTCCACCGCGTCCTCTATCGCCTCCGCGGCACGCACGCGCTTCTCGGCCATCTCCAACGCCGCGGTAATCGAAATCGACTGCGTTACGTCTACCTGCACCTGCTGTTTCGCCACCCAATCGTGCCTGTGCCTCAAAAACTCCAGCGCCGCCTTCGAATCCCCGTTCGCTGCCGCCTCGTACAGCGTGCGCGACATCGTCATCTCACTATCAGCACGGCCCTTCATCTCCGCCAATTCCGCAATTGGGTCCATCAGCTTCAGCCGAGCCAACTCCACCGGCAGCATACCCGCAGCCAGCGCCAGCGCATCGCCACGCAATCCCAGCTTCGCATTCTCGTAAATGCGCTCCAGAGCGTCAGGCGTGGCCTTCAGCTCTCTGGCGGTGACGGGTAGGTCGCGGAACATGGCGGCATGATAGCCGAAGTGTGTGCAAAAAAAAAATGGCTGTGGGGGGTCCGTACCATTTCACTCCAAGCCAAGGCCCTACCCGGGGCCTCGATTCTTCGCACACCCATCATCCACCCCCCGATGATCAGCACGCTGACGATCCTCGAGCTGATGGTCAGCACGCGCTTGGTCAGCACGCTGACGATCCCGACGCTGACGATCCTCGAGCTGGTAATCAGCACGCTGACGATCGCCTGGGCGCTCGGGCCGGGCGCTTTCGCGCCGAAACCGGGGGCTATTTGCGCGCCCCCCGCTGCCCCCCATTTTGTTGGGGGCTATGGGGGGCTATGGTTAGGCCACAGTAGGCAGCACTGCGAGCATAGCCCCCCGCTGCCCCCCATTTTGTTGGGGGCTATGGGGGGCTATGGTTAGACTGAGACCCCCGATAGCGCAAGCATCGCCCCCCGCTGCCCCCCGCAGGGCCCGGCATGATCTCGGGGGGCTGGGGGGCTATGGGGGGCATAGCCCCCCGCATTCCACCCAGTAAACGTACAGTCCTAAACCTGTAGTCGAAACCATAGCCCCCCATAACCCCCCGAGAGGGAAGCCCCCCGAAAACGCTGCCCCCCGACTCCGCCCCGAAAGACCCCACGCTGCGCTAGGTTGTAAGTTTCGCGTCAGGAAGGCCGCCGATGATGCGTGTGTCGCGCCGATGGTCGGTGCGGATAACCTGGAGAGAGAGATGCAGACACTGGAAGCCACCCGAGCCCTGCGGGCTCTGCTGCGGGCTAAGCGCTCCGCGCTGCTGGTGC